TTAGGATTAACTAAGGCACAACTTACAACCATCTCTTTTGCAGACGTGCAGGAACGCTTTGCGCGTCAGTTCTCTGGCGCTAACGCAGCCTACCTAGACACCTACGCTGGCAAACTTGATGTTCTCAAAGTAGCTTCTGAAACTGCAAAGGAAGTCATTGGCAAGGGATTGGTCGATGCTTTAGTTTTGGCTGGCGGCAAGGATGGCGATATACAGAATGTGTCAGATGCAATGGGATCACTTGCAGAATACACGGCAGACACAGTTCGTGGCATGGGAGTCTTGATAGCAAAGATTACGCAGCTCAAAGATAAAGTAGCCGGCGGTGCGCTAGGCAAGATTATTTCTGGCGGCTTTAACCTTGGCTTTACAGGATTACTTAACAGACTAGGCAATCAAGCTCAAGAACGTCCGACAGCAGGACGCCGTTTCATGGGTGGGCAACAGGCTAACCTTTACTCATCTAGTGCGGCAGCCGAGAAGAAATTTCAAGCGCAGCAGAAGAAACTAGCAGATGCACAAACTAAGGCAACTAAGGCTCTTACAGCAGAGCAGAAGAAACAACTTGCTCTCAAGAAGGCTGGCTCAATCTTTGACCTAGAGCAGATTCAATTAATCGCTGCTCTTAAAGGTAAGTTATCTGATGAGGATCGTAAGCGCGTAGAACTACAGTTTGCTTTGCTTACGGGCAATACCAAGGAAGCCCAGTTACTTACCTATGAACTAGCCAGGGCTCAAGGACTAGGCGAACAGATTGCTAAAGACCTTGCAAGCCTTCCACAAGCTGCAAATCCTTTTGCTTCATGGTCTGCTTATCTAGATGAACTTATGAACAAGGCTAGACAGGTTGCAAACGTAGGAAGCGCGGTAGTTATCTCTGGCGGCGGTGGTGGCATGAATACAGGCACAGGAAATTATGGTGGTCTTGCAGGTGCAGGACAAGCAGGTGGTGGGGGTATGCCAGTTACAAACGTGGCTGTATTGCCAAAAGTAACTCCTAACCTTGGTTCAAATAATTATGGTGGACTAGGCGGAGCAGGGATTTATGGCGGTGGTGGAGCCCCAGTCATTGTGCAAATTGATGGCAAAGCAGTAGCCTCTGCATTACAAGACTCATCGCTATCAGGTATCGGATCATCAGTAAACAGAACTGGTAGATAACTATGGCGCTGCCAGCAGAAATCTCGGTTTCGTTTGACTTCTCATCCGGTGCAACCTTTGGTTATCCTTTTACTATTGGCGATGCTAAGAACGGCATCCTTGGAGTTTCACAACTAGGAGCTTCAACAGTCCCGACGCCAATCATTGACCTTACTCCTAGCGTACGCAGCATTACTATTGACAACGGGCGCAACATCCAGTCTGATACCTACCAAGCCGGTACAGCAGTAATTCGAGTTTATGATTCTGACGGATCGTGGAATCCACAGAACACATCCTCAATCTATTACCCATTCCTTGTGCCACTTCGCAAGATTCGTGTAGCAGCTACCACAGCCACCGCGCAAGAGTTCTTATTTTCTGGCTACACAACAGAATATCGCTATTACTATGACCAAGCCGAAAACGTGGGCTATGTAGATATCTACGCAGCTGACGCCTTTAGATTGCTCAATCTTGCGCAGGTTACAACTGTTACGGATTCAGGGGCAGGACAAGCGACCGGCACACGCATAGGCAAGATTCTTGATGAGGTTGATTTCCCAACAAATATGAGAACTATCTCAACAGGACAGTCACTATGTCAGGCAGACCCAGGCACACTACGCACAGCACTCTCGGCAATCTCTAACGCAGAGTTCAGTGAATTAGGCGCGTTTTATTTTGACGGGTCAGGCACAGCCATATTTAAGAGCCGTGCTCAAGTGCAATCGTCTATCTCTGGTACTCCCATTGAGTTTAACCAGACCGGCGGTATCCCATACAAGAACCTAGTCTTTGCCTTTGATGACAAGCTGATTATTAACACCGCCAGCATCAAGCGAATAGGCGGCACAGCCCAGGTCTATCAAAACGCAGACAGCGTAATCAAGTACTTCTCTCATCAGTACAGCGCCCAAGACTTAGTTATCGATACTGATGCTAATGCCCTTAACATTGCTGCTACCTTCGTTCAGACCCACGCAGAGACCACCATCCGCATCGATGCCATGACTGTTGATCTACTAGACCCGGCAGTCCCTACAGACACCATGATTGGCTTGGACTATTTTACCAACGTTAAAATCTCAAACATCCAGCCGGATGGCTCAACCATCGTCAAAACCTTGCAGGTGCAGGGATTAAAGTGGGAAATTAGCCCAAACGTAATGCAATGCACAGTTACAACACTTGAGCCCATAGTCGATGGATTCATTATAGGAAGCGCAGAACGCGGTATAATTGGCGTGAGCGCAATGACTTACTAGGAGATATAGATGGCAACAGGCTTTCCAGCAATAACAGGAGACATCCTTACAGCAGCGGCATACAACGGGCTAGTAGCCTTTACGCTGAATACACAGTCAGGTGCTACGTATACAGTCGCTAATGCCGACTTGTATCAGTCTCTAGTACAGGCTACTAACGCCTCAACTAAGACCATTACAATCGCTCCTGACTCAACTCTTACTTCGGCGGTAGTCGGTAGCGCAATTACATTTCTTAATTCCGGGGCAGGGCTTCTTACCTTTGCCGCAGGAGCAGGTGTAACTATTGTCTCTGCCGGTGCGGTTTCAGCTGCTCCGACTTTAGCCCAACACAAATCAGCAGTAGCAATACGCACAGGGGCTAATGCCTATACCATCGTAGGTGGAATTGCGTAATGATTGGCGCAATTACAGTAGGGCTATTTGGCGATAAAGCGCCACCAGCAGCACCTTCTAGTGTTGATTACTTAGTTGTCGCAGGCGGCGGCGGCGGTGCTTGCACAAACGCAGGTGGCGGCGGTGCTGGTGGATATAAAACTTCATCTTTAGCTGTTAGCGGTGGCACTAACTACACAGTCACTATCGGCGGTGGCGGTGCAGGTGGAGCGGCTGGAATTAACAGCGGTTCTAATGGATCTAACTCAGTATTTTCAAGCATCACATCAACAGGTGGCGGATATGGTGGCGCTGCTACCAATGTACCTGGCGGTGATGGTGGTTCAGGTGGTGGCGGCGGCGGCGGTAATCCTGGCGGTTCTGGTGGTGCTGCTTCTCCTTCTGGACAAGGTTCAGCTGGTGGCACTGGAGAAAGCGGCGGTACGTTCTGCGGTGGTGGCGGTGGTGGCGCAAGCGCAGGTGGCACAGGCGGCGGCGGTGCAAATAACGGCGGCAATGGTTCTGCGTCATCTATTACAGGCACATCAGTAACTTATGCCGGTGGTGGCGGTGGTGGCGCTCGTGGTGACCAAGGTGGGTCAAATACAACCGGTGGTTCAGGTGGTGGTGGTAATGGTTCTGCAAACAATGTTAAAAATAACGGAACTGCAAACCTTGGTGGTGGCGGTGGCGGTAATGGAACTATCAATGGTTCTGCTGGCGGTGGCAATGGCGGTGCAGGCGTTGTCGTAATTGCCTATGCAAACACCTTTAAGGATTTAACTATTGGTGGTGGATTGACCTACGACCAACCAACTCGTTCAGGGTATAAAGTTTATCGCTTTACTGCGGGAACAGGAACTGTGAGCTGGTAATGGCACATTACGCATTTTTAGATGAGTCAAACATTGTTACAGAAGTAATCACAGGCATTGATGAGACTGAACTAATTGATGGCTTGACCCCTGAAAATTGGTACAGCCTATTAAGAGATCAGACCTGCGTTCGTACTTCTTACAATTCAAACATTCGGTATAACTATGCCGGGGTAGGATTTACATATGATCCTATTGATGACGCTTTTATTGCCCCTATGCCTAGATGCGGACATGAGGAGCTAATACTTACAGCTGACAAGAAATGGGAATGTTCTAATGAAGCCCATACTCTGTAAAGCCGGACAGCAACTACGGGAGCAGTTCGATGATACTTACCCGGATAGAGATAGAACCTCGGACGGCTGGATTGGCGACACTCGTCATTCAGCACGTCCTTCTGACCACAATCCTGATGCACAAGGTATCGTCAGAGCGATTGATATTGACCGGGATTTATCTGGAAAGGCAAAGCCTGACCTCATGCCTGACCTCGCGGATCAGATACGACACGCAGCAAAGTCTGACAAGCGCATTGCTTACATCATCTTCGCAGGCAAGATTGCTTCCCCTCGCATGGGGTGGCGCTGGCGCAAGTATTCTGGAATTAATCCGCACACTAAGCATTGCCATATCTCTTTCACTAAGAAGGGCGATGCAGATGGCTCGTTCTTTAATATCCCAATGATAGGCGGCACAGCATGAACATGAAGCATCCAGCAATCCTTTCAATCGGGGCGTTCCTAGCAGTATGGGGAACTACCTCTAACTTCTCACTTGACTATCGTGCAATCTTGGGCGCAGTTGTCGCTGGCGTATTTGGGTACGCATCGCCTAAACGATGACCGCACAGGACTACGCGGCGCTATCAGTCGCTATCATTTCAATCCTTGGCGGCGTTGCAGCTTATGTCCAGTTTATGATTAAGCATTACCTGTCTGAACTTAAGCCCAATTCAGGCTCAAGCATCAAAGACCAAATTTCAAGACTTGAAATAAAGAGTTCTAGACTAGAAGCGCGTGTCGAAACAATCATCGAGCTGTTAGGTAAGTAACACTTATCCTATGGCAAGAACTAAAAAGGTTATCGACCTAGATACCTATGGAGCGCTCGATGCTTATTGCATCGCTTTGCACGTTTATTACACCAGCCTTCGTCGCGCCGGTTTCTCTACAGATATGGCTTTTTGGCTATTACTAGATCGCGAATCTTATCCCGACTGGATTCTTCCTACAATCCCCAACAAAATCGATACACAACCCTACGAGGATGATGACGAGGATTGAATGAAACGCACTGTAGTCCTGCCCGACTTGCAATGCCCGTATGAAGATTCTCATTTGATAAATAACCTAGCCCTATTCATTAAGGCTTATCGCCCCGATGCCGTTTTAACTATAGGTGATGAAATTGACCTTCCCCAGATATCACGTTGGGAAGAAAACAAGCCTGGATGGTACGAGCAGACTCTTGCAGCTGATAGAGACCACACAGTCGAGGTACTGTGGAAACTTACCGAGCATGTTAAAGAGGCTCACATGATCCGCAGTAATCACACGGACAGGCTTTATAAGGTAATCATGAATAAGATTCCAGCTTTTCTTAGCCTGCCTGAACTAAGGTTCGAGAAGTTCTTAAAGCTTGATGAGCTGGGTATTAAATTCTGGAAAGAGCCAATGCCTATCGCCAAGGGCTGGATAGCCATTCATGGTGATTTAGGGGCGCTTAACCCTAACCCTGGCATGAGCGCATTAAACCAGGCTCGCAAGCATGGAGTAAATGTCATTATGGGACATACGCATAGAGCCGGTAGAAGTGCCCATTCAGAGGCTTCTAACGGGGTTTTAAGACGTGTTCTGCATGGAGTGGAAGTAGGACACGCCATGAACCTAAAACAGGCTAAATACGTCTCTACTCCTAACTGGCAGCAGGCGTTTGCTATTGTTAAAGAGCATGGGAAGAATGTCCAGGTTGACCTAATTTATGTCGAAAAGGATGGCACGTTTATAGTAGATGGCAAGGTCTATGGAAGGGTTCGCTAGACCGGACTTTGGCGATGAGGATGTGGATAACATTGTTATCGTTTCGTTATCTAAATCTGGGGGCTGTTTAATCCATCAGCTGTAAAGTTTTGGTTATGAGCAAGAACCGCGAATCAGGAACAGACATACAACGTCAGGGCATGGCTCTACGCTGCATGGATCACAAGTTTATTAGTAGCGAGTTCTCAAGCATCTCTGCTTTGCTCATAGCGAAATCACATCCGCTTCAATGGTGTGAAGAATGTAAAAAGGGCTAAAAATGAATCACGATCACATAGTTATATTCTCGATGTTAGTAGGCGCTTTGCCTGGTTTCCTGTTTGGCTACATGAAGGGGCATGAGAACGGGCTTAAGCAAGCGCGCCAATCCTATCGCCGCCTCACACGTCAGATGGAACAGCACAAGGTTAATCGATGAACGCCCGTGACTACCTCAACGAAGCGCGAGCTACTATCCAGGACAGAGGACTTGATTACGGACACCCTCAAGACAATATGCAGCGAACAGCCGCACTCTGGAGCTCATACCTCGAAATGCCAATTACAGATTATCAGGTGGCGATGTGTATGGCATTGGTCAAAGTCGCAAGAAGCATGGAAACTGCAAAGACAGACACTTACGTCGATCTCACAGCGTACGTCGCAATAGCGGCGCAGCTGCACACAGAGGAGAATGAACTGTATGTTTAATCTAGAAGATTACGAGACAGTAGAAGAACGACTTATCAAGTTTTGGAAGGAACATCCTGATGGCAGAATTGACACAAAGTTGGTTGATGCGAACGCTACGCGGTTTATCGTTCAGGCTTATATATACAGAACTGAAGTTGATCAACATCCTTGGTCAACTGGGCTCGCGGAAGAAACGATATCGGGTCGTGGAGTCAATTCTACTTCTGCTCTCGAAAACTGTGAAACGTCTGCTATTGGTCGTGCGCTTGCTAGTGCTGGCTACGCAACAAAGGGAAAACGCCCAAGTCGAGAAGAAATGGCGAAAGTTCAAGAGCAGTCTAAAGTAAAGGCTAGCATCGAAGAAGTAAAGGCTAAGATGGCTCAAACATCTAACGAGTACATTCCAGTAGCAAAGGCAGATGATCCATGGACTATCGCACCAGCACAGCAAGCACAGACTTTAGAGAGTGCTGTCGAGATGGTGAAATCCTCACTTGGTGGCACAACGCCGGACGAGAGCTGTATTCATGGAGCAAGAGTTTGGAAAACTGGTACTAGCAAGGTCGGTAAGCCTTGGGGTCATTGGAAATGTGTAGCACAAATAATGGGTGATGCAGAACGTTGCGAGCCTATCTGGTACGAGATTGATAAAGAGACCGGACAATGGAAACCACAGGTGAAACGCTGATGGGACACCTACAGTTCTTAAACCAAGATGGTGAATGGGAGACATTCCCTAACGCAGAGCAAGAAGCCAATCTTAGAGCTAATGCAGAGCTAATAGAAGAACTTGGATACAAGCTGATATGCCAGTTATGTAATCAATTCCCTAACAGGCAACAGATAAGAGATCGCTATCTACGGGAGACCTGGACTTGCGAAAAATGTAGCACAATTAACTCTGCTGGACGTGCATGACGCGTTCACGCAAAGACCGAGGACTGCGAACTGAACGAGTGGTAGCAGCCTATCTCTCGCAATGGTGGGGAAGCGCAGTCGTTGGTCGTGGTGCAGGGAAGGACGTGCTAAATGTCCCGTTCGACATGGAAGTAAAAGCACGTTCTTCCTTCTCACCGCTTGCATTTATTAAACAATCAGAGGAAAGAGCTAAAGGTCAAGAGAAAAGCATTGTCGTATGCAGAATGAACGGACAAGGCGAGCAAGCAGGCAACTACCTTGCTTTCATGAGATTAAGCGAATTAGTTGATTTATTACTTATGGCAGGTTACGGCAATATACAGAAAGATTCAGTACAATTAGAGCCTGAACGTTGCACATCGTGTGGATCGTGGAAACTAAAGGAAGTCCCATGCAGGACATGTACTAATGCCAATCTATGAGTTCGAGTGTGATAACGAGTTATGCGAGGCTAACGCCAGATATGACAAGGAGTTGAGTATCAATGAACCACATGATGTTGATTGCCCGT